CAGAATCTTGACTCAAAGTTTGTTCATGGAGAATGTTATATGAGAAAGACAAAGAAATAACTTTTGGGTATAATTCCTCTCCGGTTGTAAACATTCCCATTTCTAAATTGGGCTTCCAAGAGAGACCGCTTATCCAGCCGAGAAGCATCCCGTATTTGTCGTCAGATACGGGTACTGTGGCTTCTCCTGCTTGTCCTTCACCGTCATCGAGCGAAAAGTTAACTTCCTCCCCGGCCACCGCATTCTCGAGCACGTTCCCTAGTCCTTCCCTTACCGTTGTAGATCTATTGGTACCCTGTTTGTGAATCAATAACCGTCCTCTTATCAAATTAGCGAATCGTATTCTTACAAGTGGAGGTTTTGAGAGGATTCCTTTGTTGTTGTATATTGGGTAAACCATTTTAACTAACTCGGCACATCTTGCTAAATTGTTTTTTGCCGCTTCTAAACTCCCTGCGGGAACATCAAAACCAAGAGACATTGTTCTATGAGTACCCTGATATGTTGCTATTGGGTCCATTCTTCCAAATACTTCTTCTGTATTCCACTTTGCGTCAAATGTTTGCGAGAAATCTGTTAAGAAAGCAGGAAAATTAACAACTTTGTTTGTTACCACACTTTTTATTTTCAATATAGCATTTGTATTATTAGCGTAATTATTTACTGATGGTGTATCTGATATGTTATATGTCTAGGCATTATGTTGATCTCACTTTTTCGTCTATTCTAGTATCTATATAGGATTTTAATTCTGTATTTCCAACCATAACTTTGATTTCTGGTTTAAAAGTATTCTCAAATTTAGCAGCAAATGTATTAAGATTATAACCAACTGTGTTTGATGTAACACTTTGAGTTGTTTTGCCGGTTGCTACAAGAGCAAGGTCGCCTAACATTGGTTTAAGAGTAGCTTCGTTGCTAGCTAATTTATCAATAAAATCGTCTGCATCACCCAAAGCTGTAATTCTCGTTGTAACTCCAACTTCTTTCTCTCCGCCACCAAAGAGTCCAGAGAAAATAGCACCGAATCCCATCAATGCTTCTGTATCCATCAAAGCAAGTCCTGCCGCAATCACAGCCATTAATCCTCCGATTGCTATAGCTGCTGGAGCGATTGCTGGAGCTAGTGCTGCAGCCCCGGCAGTTATTCCACTAAATATACCTATTATCGCCGGCAATACTTTTATAGCTATTACAACAGCGGCAACAACCCCTAAAATCATCGCGGGTGCACCATTCATACTTTGACTCCAGTCCAGAAATCCTTGTGCTAAATCTGCTAAAAATTCTACTAAAGGAGCAATCTGTATAGCAAAGTTCTGGAATACCTTGGTTATTTTCTCCCCAACTTCCATAGCATCTTTTAATCTTTTATTAAATTCTTCTTCTGATTTTGACTCTGTTAATCCTTTACGATAATCTTTAATAGACATTCCAAATATACGCTGTGCTTCGGTCATGTCTGTAATACCAGCAGCATTGGCAACAGCCAATTGGGAGTATTTATCCATATCTGTAAAAGCCATGCCTTGTGCCTGTACTGATCGTATAAGGGTTTCAATACGTTCGTTTTCTTTCATCGTTAATAAATCAACAGCAGACATCTGTGTACCCAAAATAGAGTTCAATTTACCCACAGTATCTGCNGCACCTGAAAAGGTGTCGAATTGTTTTGTAATACCTAAGAGTGTTTGTGTTTCAACTCCCGCAGCCTTGGCCTGCGCCGCAAGGTCTGCGAAGATTTTTATAGATTCTTTTCCATAAACCGCTAATGATTTTGAAGCCTCCACGAAACCATCCATCATTTTAGAAGCTGATATCCCAATTTTACTACCGGCAATGGATAGTTGTTTGGTCATTTTCGAAGCTTGTTTGGTTGACATTCCAAAGTTATTCGCCATTATCTGCAAAGAATTGGCCGCTGTGGCTCCACTGACTCCAATTCTTTCCAATGAGGCGACAGTAAGCATTAAATCTTTCCTATTGCCTTTAGACATTTGAGTGAATCCTGTAAAACTATTAAAAAGCTCTCCGGCAGCCTTTCCTGCTTCCGCAGCACCAAGTCCCAAATTGCGATAAGAACCACCAACAGCCATTATTTCCTCGGTCATTGCTCTACCAGCACCTGTTTGTTTTGCAAATGCAGCAGTGGCTTTATCAACTGCAAAAGCTAATTTTAGAGTTTCTGTTACGATTAAAGCAAAAACACCTAATGCTACAGTCGTTGGGTTGATTATTTTACTCATTCCCTTGGCCACTCCCATCAATCCATCTGGTCTCTTTGCTATGCTAGCAAATTTCATGAAACCTTTGAACATCGCGTTGGCTTTAGGGGATAATATTCCCATAGAAGTTCCAAGTTTCGTTGCAAAACTTGCTCCGGCTTTTTCTCCAGCCCTAAATGCTGGTGTTAATTTTGTATTAAGTTCTATATAATAGGCTGCAGCCTCCTTAGCGCTGATTCCATATTGCTTTGCTAATTTTTCTAAGGCTTCGTCGGCATCTTCACCAGCTTCTGCTGCTTCTAATTGCACCTTTAGCATTTTTTCGTAAACTTTAGCACCGGCTTCAACTTCAGCGATATAATCACTTGTAGCTTTAGCAACTTCCAGGTCGATATTGGCCATATCGATCTTTGCTTTCTTCATTTCGTTAAGAACTTTCTTTGCTTTTTCACCGGCATCAGCAAGATCATCAAATCCTTCGGCTAATTTTAACGCATCAGCCAAAGTTGAACTAGATTCAATCTCTATTTCAGCTGCAGTCTTTAGTTTCAGGGCTTTTGCTAGTTTTTGCTTATCTTTGTCATCCGCTTTAGCGATCCCATCTATTATAGCGCTTAATTCTTCTTTCGATAGTGCCATTCATTTAATCCTCGTCTTTGAAAGGCCACTTGAGAGTTGTTATTGATTCAAAATTTGAAACATCTGCTCTAAGTTCTGCTCTTTTCTTAGCTGTTTGAGGATGGTCGGTACCAAATTCACGAAATGCATCCAAGAACTCTTTTTCTGCTGCCACGGCCTTAGCATATGCTTTTACATCTTGGTATTTTCCTGTAATCTTAAACTTTGTTGTCGTTTGTTCTTCTTCATTAAGATTCGCAACAATATTCACATCATCTCCATACATATATCTTAAAAGTGTCTTGGTCCATAAACCTAACGCCTCATCATAAGTTTCATTAAGGGTTACTTTGGCCCTCTCCAGATCAATAACAAGCATATATAGTTCTCCTTAACATAAATAGTTTACATAAAAAAATGCCCACATGGGCATCATCTTCTTTTCTTACTAGCTTTTTCCATTTCTTTCTTTTCATCTTCGAATTGCTTTCGCATTCTCTCGCTGAACCAATTACGAAGCCCAATTGGGAGATTATATATCTCTGTAAAAGACCAACCTCCGAAATGTTTCATAATAAAAATTTGTTCGTATAAAGCCTCTGAGTATTTATCGGTCAGGCCAAAAAAAGTCCGTATTAAACGGAACCTCCATCTCTTGTCTATAAGAGCAAGAATTACACTCAAAATCGCTTGTAATCTTTATATCAGGTGAAGCCACCTTATAAGCCGCTTTAAGTCTTCTACTATCTAAAGTTGGCATATTATCAACATATTTTGATANAATAGGACGATCACTGTGACCTTCAATCGCAACAATCATTTGTTTAAATTGATCNGTTAAGACTGTTTCNGACATTCTTCTTTTTTTCTTATCAGCAGCAAGTTTTGTTAACATTTGCTCGTCTTTCCCATCTAGAAGTTTGAATTCAATATTGAACTTGGAGTATGGCATTTTTGTTGTGAAATTTCCATTTTCAAGTTTCTTTAGATCCAATTCTTCACTTTCGTTTGATTCATGAATCTTTTGATCAGTAAGATCGAAATCGAAAGGTGCTCTCGTGCCACAAGAAGGGCAAACAACTTGTGTTTTATAATTTGCGCCATATCCGGATATACGTGCTGCAATGATTAAAGCATTTCTGTCTCCAACCAATAGATCCTGTGCTTTAATAGATTTGTTCATAATAAGAGAATCAAGCATTCTTTCTATTGCAAGACCTTTCTTAAGAAGAGTTTGTGAAGATAGAATATCTTCCTCTTTTGCTGTCATAAAGCGCATCTCAATAACCTCATGGCCATGGAGTGGATGTGTTTCTGGGTAGTTTCCCTTTGATGGTAGATCAACAAATTCTGTTGGTGCAACAAAGCTTAATGGATCAAAAGCTTTTTCTACCGGTTGTTGTGGTGCCTCTGCTGGCTCCGGAGTGTGTCCTCCGAGTCTATCTTTATTTCTGCTCATTTATACCTCTTAAGTTAGTGTTGCTGAGTCATATGCAACTGTAATTGTAATTTCTAGGAGATCATCGCTTGAATAATCAAGGTCTCCGTATTTTATTGATTTGATGAATGGATTGATAAGTTCCCATGTATCCAATACTTTGCCATCCCCATTAATTTTTGTTATCAATATATCTTTTCCGGAAAAAACTTTTTTGTTCAAGCCGTCTTCTTTAGAAGAAGAAACCGTAGGGTTGTATCCATTCGTCTCTAATAAAGACATATATTGCAACCCTTTGGATGGAGAATCTTGTCCATAAAGAAAATTTCTTATTGCACCTTTGTCAACTCCTTCAATGTCAACTATAGTTATATCAATGTCATTCCAAGTTACAATGCCGGGATACTTGATTTTATGGTTGATAAGTTGATACTCGGACATTGAAATTTCGGGAGATGGTTGTGTAACAGACTTAGCCCACCACATAACTTCATCTCCGAATTGAATTTGGAAACGAAACTTTCGTAGTGGTTCAAGTGTGTTTGATGACCAAAATGACATTTATTTTCCTATTGTGGTTCAAATAAAGGACCAGTCGGTGGAGAGGCTATCGCTGTATTTCCTGATGTGTCACATTCCGCCCAATCATAACGAACAGTCATTTCAACAGTTCTAAGATCATCTGAAGAATAATCTAAATCTCCAAATTTAGCAGATTTTAGAAAAGCATTTCTAAGAGTCCACACTTCTATAGCANCNCCATCAGCNTTTAATACAGAAATAANTACTGTTGGAAGTGGGCCATTGGTTGCAGCGGCATTCTTTTTAGACATAGTTACTTTGTTCGTTTCGTCGGCCTTAACAGTATATCCCATATCTACAAGAATCTGATTTGTTGAAGCAACAGCATCAACTGAAATTGGATCAACCAAAGTCATAGATACTTCATTCCAAGTAACACGACCGGGGAAATAAAACCTATTATCCAAGTAGTTATGCTCTACTTCCGAAACATCATATGCTGGTATGGTGACGGTTTTAGCCCACCATAAGATATCAGCACTCGTCCCTCCTA